CAGGATTAATTACGGGTGGTTCATTAGATATTGATGATGTTTTAATTAATGGAACAACTATTGGTCATACTGATGACACAGATTTAATTACATTAGCGGATGGTGTTGCAACAGTTGCAGGAGAAATTTCTGTAACAACACTAGATATCGGTGGAACAAATGTAACTGCAACAGCAGCAGAAATTAATTTAATAGATGGTGGAACTGCAAGAGGCACTACAGCAGTTGCAGATGGAGATGGCTTACTTGTAAATGATGGTGGCACAATGAGAATGACTAATGTCACAACATTAAAAACATATTTCCAAAGTGGTGTTGGTGTGGCAGCAGATGATGTTTCTACAGGTGATGGAGCGGTAACAATTGCAACTTCTTCAGGAAATATTACAATTGATGCAACAGCCAACGATACAGATATTATATTCAAAGGGACAGATGACAGTTCCGATATTACTATGTTAACTCTTGATGGTAGCGATGCCGGTTCTGCTACATTTAATCATGATATTATTTTAGGAAACGATTCTTTTGTAAGATTTGGTGATGCAGGAGAAAAAATTACAGGAGATGGAACTGATTTAACAATAGATTCATCTAATGATTTACATTTAACAGCTACAACAGACATTAACGTTCCACAAAATGTTGGAATGACTTTTGGTGATGATGGTGAAAAAATTGAAGGTGATGGGACAGATTTAACAATAGCTTCTAGTGCTAAACTTAATTTAACAGCAACATCAGATGTACATATTCCAAATAACGTTGGTATTGTATTTGGTGGAGATTCAGAAAAAATTGAAGGTGATGGAACAGATTTAACTATATCAGCTAACAATTTAACTATTGATGCAGCAGCAGATATTATATTAGATGCTGCAGGTAATGATTTTAATTTTAAAGCTGGTGGTACAGAAGTTTTAAGAATTACTAACTCATCTAGTGATGTTATTATTAAACCAATTGTCGATGCTAAAGATATTATTTTTCAACAAAGAGATGGTACAGAAGTTGCAAGAATTGAAGACAATGCAACATTTAATGTTGTAACAGATAAATTAGCAATTAATGGAACGGCTATTACATCAACAGCAGCAGAAATAAATAAATTAGATGGCGTGGGAACACTTAAAGAAGCAGGTAAAGAAACTATATGGGTTCCAGCTGTAGCTATGTACCCTAACAGCACAAACGGTTGTGCCGATTTAGCACAAACAGAACTATCAAATGGTCCAGAAATAAAAACTTTAGATTTTGATAAAGACTCAGATGAATTTGCACAATTTGCTATTGCTTTTCCAAAATCATGGAACGAGGGCACAGTAACTTTTCAAGCTTTTTTTACAGCTAACACAACAAATACAGGTACAACTGCTTGGGGATTAGCGGGTGTTGCACTTGCAGATGATGGTGCGCTTAATACAGCATTTGGAACAACAGTCGTTGCAACTGCAAAAGCCATGAGTGGTACAGCAAATGATTTAGCAGTTACAGCAGAAAGTGGAGCAGTTACTATAGCAGGTTCACCAAGCACAGATGAATACGTATTTTTTCAAATACAAAGAGATGTATCAGCAGACGATTTAACTGCCGACTCTAAACTATTAGGTATTAAATTATTTTTTACAACTGATGCTAAGAATGATGCATAAGAGATAGTAAATGAGAAATGAAGATAAAATAAATATATTTAACAAAGTTAATGGAAAAGGAATTAAAAATACTAAAAATTTTAAAGGTAAATCTTTTGGTTATCAAGTTTTAGGTTTTGGTTCTGGCTCTGCAGCAGGGCCTTCGTTTATTACAGCAACTGGAGGCACAATCGTTACTTGCGGTAATTTTAAAGCGCACGTTTTTACAGGACCAGGAACATTTTGTGTTTCTTGTGCTGGATCAGAAGGAAATAATGTTGCAGATTATGTGGTTGTTGCTGGCGGCGGTGGCGGCGGTGGCTATGGTGCCGGAGGCGGCGGTGCGGGAGGATTTAGAATGTCTAATGGATTATGTTTACCTTCTCCTACAACTTCACCTTTAGCGTCTGGTAGCACCTTACCTATTTCAGTACAAGGTTATCCAATCACTGTAGGTGGAGGTGGTGCAGCGGGAGCTGGACCATGTAACGATGGAAGACACGCTCCTGCAACTGATGCTAGAAATGGATCAAAAGGTAGTAATTCAGTTTTTTCAAGTATAACATCTGCTGGCGGTGGTGGCGGAGCAGGAATTTTAACAAATGGTTGTGGATGGGCACCTTCGCCTTTAAGTTCAGGCGGTTCAGGCGGTGGAAGTAAAGGTAGCCATGAATGTGGAGGACCTAGAACAAATCCTGGACAAGGAATGCCCGCAGGTGCAGGAAACACTCCTCCAACAAGTCCATTTCCACCTCAAGGAAACCCTGGTGGAAAAGGTTATGATGCTGGTGTAGCAAGCACTAATGGTGGAGGCGGCGGTGGAGCCGGTGCCACTGGCGGAACTACGTGCACTGCAAGAACTGGCGGAAATGGTGGAGCCGGATCATATGTAGCTGAAGCATTTGTGGGACCCCCTGCCCCAAGTTATGGAACTCCTGGTCCAGTTGGTTCAACAAGATATTTTGCTGGCGGTGGTGGCGGCGGATCTGATGGTGGTGGTCAACCTGGAACTGCGGGAACTCCTGGCGTTGGCGGTGGCGGATCTGGCGGAAGATCTCCATGTCATGCTTGCAGATCAGCAGGAACAACAAACACTGGCGGCGGCGGTGGAGGCGGAGGAAAATCTCCAGCTCCTTCATCAGGAGCTGCAGGTGGATCAGGAATTGTTATAATAAGGTATCAATTCCAATAAGGAAAAATATGGCACACTTTGCAAAAATAGATAACAGCAATATAGTTTTACAAGTTGTAAGACTTAACAATTCTGATATGTTAAATGATGAAAATGCTGAAACAGAATCAGTGGGTCAACAGTATTTACAAACACACAATAATTGGCCTGCAAACAAATGGATACAAACTTCTTACAATACCATAAATAATACTCACACATCTGGTGATAATTCTAAAGCATTTAGAGGAAATTATGCAGCAATAGGTTATACGTGGGATTCAGGAAATGAAATTTTTTGGCCTCCACAACCTTACGGTTCTTGGACTAAAAATAACTCAACTGCTAAATGGCAATCACCTCTAGGAAATTCACCAGCACTATCAAGTGAACAACAATCTCAAAATAATGCTAATACTCATGCATGGTCTTATCATTGGAATGAGTCTGAATATCAAGCAGATAATAACAACGGTTGGATATTGACGAATTCAAAAGCATAGTATATACTTTTCAGTGGTATGCAAAAGAAAGTATTATCTGAAGTAGCTTTATATTATGGTGAAGTTTCAATGCCTAAAGGTTTTGAAATTCAAAGAGACGTATTAACACTAGACATATTTGTATCACATGTAAAAAATTCAAAATTTGAATTTTCTAAAGTTTGGGACATGTTAAATACTTACGTTAAAGATTATGTAAATGTTAAACATAAAATTTCTTTAGTTAACAAAGAAACCTGGGGAAATTTTTATAAACCCAACGAAATTACTACGCCTTTATTAAATGTTGATCCTGTAGATTTACGTCATTCACCAGACTTTACATTACTATATGGAGTTAAAGTTGAAGACTGTAGTGTTACAATAGACTATGATGATAACAGAAGGAAAGGAAGAAGTTGGAATATAGAACTTACAAATAATAAATTTGTAATGTTTCCATCAATTAATTCTTATTATATTACCAATAAACAAAAAGACTCTTTAAATTTTATTCAGACAATAACTTATGAATATTCATAAAAATTTTTTACCTCAAGATAAATTTATAACACTTCAGTCTTTTATAATGTCTGATCAAATGCCTTGGTATTATAATGACGGAGTGGTGAGTGTAGGAGATAGTTTTTTTCAATTTACATTTGGTTTTGTATCTAAACAACAAGTAAATTGTTCTAAAGAACAAATGACACTTATTGAACCAATTTTATCAAAAATAAAATATAAAAAATTAAATAAAGTTAAAGCAAATTTATTAGGTAAAACAAATAAAAATATAGAACACGGTATGCACACAGATCAACTAAAAGGTAAAACAGGTATTTTTTATATAAATAACTGTAACGGTTATACTAAGTTTGAGAATGGTGAAAAAATATACAGTGAGGAAAATAAGTATATTGAGTTTAATTCTAAAACTAAACATTCTGGATCATCTTGCACCGATAAAAAAATAAGAATTGTAATAAATTTTAACTACGAATGAATATATCTAATTATTATTGGTATTTTAAATCAGCGCTTACACCTAGATTTTGCGATGAAGTAATTGAATATGGCTTATCTAAATCAGAGGTTATGGCTAGAACAGGTGGTTATGGTAATAAAAAATTAAATAAAGAAGAAGTAAAAGATTTAAAAAGAAAAAGAAATTCTGATCTTGTTTGGTTAGATGATACTTGGATATACAGAGAATTACATCCATATGTACATGAAGCAAACAAAAATGCAGGTTGGAACTTTGATTGGGATAGATCGGAGTCTTGTCAATTTACAAAATATAAATTAAATCAATACTATGATTGGCACTGTGATGGTTGGGATAAACCTTATGACAAACCTAATTCACCAGATCATGGGAAAGTTAGAAAATTATCTATGACTTGTCAGTTGACAGATGGTTCAGAATATAACGGAGGGGAGTTAGAATTTGATTTTAGAAACTACGATCCTCATATGCGAGATGAATCAAGACACAGAGTACAATGTAAAGAAATATTACCTAAAGGTTCTATTATTATATTTCCTTCATTTGTATGGCACAGGGTTAAACCCGTAACTTCAGGAACTAGATACTCTCTTGTTGTATGGCACTTAGGACATCCATTTAAATGAATTTTATACATAAAATACCTAAAGCTTATTCTAAAACTTCATGTAAAAAACTTATAGATTTATTTGAAAAAAATATAGACAAAGCTAGACCAGGATTGGCAGGCAGTCAAGAACTTGATGATCTTGAAATAACTTTAGAAATTAGAAACAGTAAAGATTTTTTTAACCTTGGAAAAACCTTGTTTGACTCTATAGAAAATTTTAAAAAAGCATATCCTTTAATTGATACACGTATACGAAAATGGGCATTAAATAGATCTATTCAACTTATGAAATATGAACCTAATAATTACTATAAAAAAATTCATTGTGAAAACGACGGTGATGAAAAATATTTAAATAGAGTTTTTGCTTTTATGATATTTTTAAATAACATAAAACGTGGAGGAGGCACAAAGTTTTTATTTCAAAATTATATTGCTAAACCTAAAGCTGGTGATTTTTATATTTGGCCAGCAGGATGGACACACCTACATCAAGGGATTAATGCGCCAAAAGAAAAAAAATATATTATAACAGGATGGGTAACTTATTTAAAATGATATATATAAATAATTATTTTTGGACACCAATCTGGTCAGAGCACAGACCAGAGTTTTTAAAAACTTTAAATAAAGCTAGTAATAAATATATTGTCGAAGCTCGTAAAAAAGAAAAAGAATATATAAAAGAGTATGGTGATTTTGGAAGAAGTTATCATTCAACACCATTAACATTAGACAATGATTTTTTAGATTTTAGAAATTACATAGGTCAAAAATCTTGGGAATTTTTAGATCACATGGGATATGACATGTCACAATATCAAACTATGTTTTCTGAATTATGGGTTCAAGAATTTGCTAAAAAAGGTGGAGGACATCATTCAGCACACGTGCATTGGAATCAACATGTATCAGGTTTTTATTTTTTAAAATGCAGTGATAAAACTTCTTATCCAATATTTCATGAACCAAGGACTGGTGCAAGATGTACCAAACTAAGAATGAAATCAAACAACAAAGAAGACATTTTAGCTGGAACAGAATTAGTGCATATGAGACCTAAACCAGGGACATTAATTATATTTCCAGGGTACATGGAACATGAATACGCAGTAGATCATGGAAAGGAACCATTTAGATTTATACATTGGAACATACAAGCTGTGCCGAAAGAAATGGCTAAAGATGTTTAAAAAAAATAAATACATAATTATTCGTAAAGCAATATCAAAAGATCTAGCAACTTTTGTTGCAAATTATTTTGTTATGAAAAAACAAGTATATGATACTTGTAGGCAAACAAGATACATATCACCATTTGAAAATTTACTTGGATACTATGAAGGTAAGGACGAGCAAATGCCTAATACTTATTCAAGTTATTCTGACATTGCCATGGAAACTTTAATGTTAAAATGTCAACCAATAATGGAAAAAACTACAAAATTAAAATTATATCCTGCATACACTTATGCTAGAATTTATAAAAAAGGCGATATTCTTAAAAGACATAAAGATAGATTTAGTTGTGAAATATCAACTACTATGAATTTAGGTGGTGATGATTGGCCGATATATTTAGAGCCCTCTGGTAAAGAAGGTATGAAAGGCATTAAAGTTGATCTTAAACCAGGAGATATGTTAGTTTATAGAGGGTGTGAATTAGAACATTGGAGAGAAAAATTTAAAGGTAAAGAATGTATACAAGTTTTTCTACACTATAATAATCGTAAAACCAAAGGTGCAAAGGATAATATGTTTGACAAACGTCTACATTTAGGACTTCCATCTTGGTTTAAAAGATAATATAGTTATAATGAGGGCGGTGAACCACCACATACCAATTTACCGCCTTCTTTATAAAAATATAGGACTACCAAAAATTAAAAAAACTTATATAAAGGGTTTATGTTACAAAAATTAAGATTTCAACCAGGTTTTAATAAACAAGTCACGGCAACTGGTGGCGAGGGTCAATGGGTTAGTGGTGATTATGTTCGTTTTAGATACGGTTCACCTGAAAAAGTAGGTGGCTGGGCTCAATTAGGGGATACTACTCTTACTGGAAGAAACACAGCACTACATCATTTCGTTAATGCAAGTGGTATTAAGTATGCTGCATTAGGTACAAACAGAATGTTGTATGTATATTCAGGGGGAGCATTTTATGACATTACTCCTATTAAAGCTACAACAACTTTAACTAACGCTTTTACTACAACACAAAGCGATGCAACAGTTACATTAACTTTCTCATCTGCTCACAATATTAAAAAATACGACATTATTTATTTAGATAATTTTACTACAATAACTGATTCTAATTTTTCTGATGATGATTTTGATGATAAAACTTTTATGGTAACATCAGTTCCAACTTCTACAACAATTACTATTGAAATGTCATCTGCTGAATCTGGATCAGGAGCTAGTACTTCTGGCGGCATAAGAGTACAACACTATTATTCAATTGGACCTGCGGTTGAGGCATCAGCTGCTGGTTGGGGGCTAGGTTTATGGGGTGGTACTGTAGCTGGAGAAGTTTTTGACACTCTAGATGGAGCATTAACTTCAGGATCATCAAGTATTGTTGTTGATGATTCTTCAGGTTTCCCTGCTTCAGGAACAGTTTTAATAGATGATGAGCGTATTGCTTATACAACAAATACTACAGGAACAGGAACTTTATCAGGATTAACAAGAGGATCAGATAACACTACAGCTGCGTCACACTCTGATGGAGCAACAGTAACTGATGCTTCTGAATATACTAAATGGGGTGCATCGCAAACAGGTGATATTATTACAGCTCCAGGTTTATGGTCCTTGGACAATTATGGAAATAAATTGATTGCAACTATCGTGGATGGTGCAACTTTCGAATGGGATTCAAACGCAACAGGTGCTACTTCTACAAGAGCAACCATTATTGCTAATTGTCCTACTGCATCAACACAAACATTAGTATCTACTCCTGATAGACACTTAATTTGTTTTGGAACAGAAACTACAATTGGTACAACTAGTACACAAGACGATATGTATATTAGATGGTCAGATCAAGAATCAATTGATGCAACAACTTCTTGGACTCCTTCCGCAACCAATACTGCTGGTACACAAAGACTGGCCGATGGAACACGGATCGTGGGAGCGATAAGAGGTCGAGACGCTATTTATGTTTGGACTGATACATCTTTATTTATTATGAGATTTGTTGGTGCACCTTTTACTTTTTCATTCCAACAAGTTGGAACGAACTGTGGATTGATTGGAAAGAATGCAGCTGTTGAGGTTGATGGTTCTGCTTATTGGATGTCAGAAAATGGTTTTTTTAGATATACTGGTAAACTAGAATCTTTAGCATGTTTAGTTGAGGACTATGTTTACGATGATATTAACACAGTTCCTAAAAATCATATTTATGCAGGGCTAAATAACCTATTTGGTGAAGTAACTTGGTTTTATCCTGGTAGTGGTGCTGCATCTAATAATAGATCAGTAACATATAACTTTATGGATTCAACACCAGAGCGTCCAGTATGGACTACAAGCTCATTAGCTAGATCTACTTGGTTTGACTCTTCTATATTTGGAAAACCACATGGTACTGAATACGATTCAAGTGCTACAAGTGATGCAACCGTTGGTAATACGGATGGTGTGACTATTTACTTTGAACATGAAACAGGACAAGATCAAATTAAAGCAGGAACAAGAAGTGCTATTACAGCAAACATTCAATCAGGAGATTTTGATTTATCTTTAACACAGGGTGGTGGACCAGATTTAAGAGGTGATGGTGATTATATGATGAAAATTAGAAGAGTGCTTCCAGACTTTTTAACTCAAACTGGTAATGCAAGAGTTACATTAAACTTAAAAAATTATCCAACAGATTCAGAAGCAAGTTCTTCATTAGGTCCCTTTACATCTACAACAAGTACAACTAAAATAGACACACGTGCAAGAGCAAGAGCGATAGCTTTAAAGATAGATAACACAGGACAAAAACAACATTGGAAACTTGGTACGTTTAGATTAGATATACAAGCGGACGGGAGAAGGTAATGGGCATAGAAATTAAAGGAAAAAGTCGTAGACTATTAACTCCAGAAGAGGTTTTACAAAAGTTAAAAGATACTGATCCAGATAAAGAACTTAGAAAAAAAGGTAAATTACCACCTTTAAAAATATATAACAAAAAGAATAAAAAAAATGGCTAGAATTGTACAATCATTAACACAACCTTTAGAAAAATACGATCAACAAATACAACAATCGTTTGTTAGAGATGTTGATAGTATCGTGCAAAAATTAAACACATCCTTTCAACAGGATTTAAAAGAGGAGGCGGAAGCAGAAGCTTTCTTTTTTGGATAATGGCTAATACATTTGTAAACAAAAAGAAGGATTTGACTAGTAATAGTGCTACTACATTATACACTGTGCCTAGTGCGACAACAGCTGTTATAAAATCAATACTAGTATCTGAAGACTCAGGTAATGCTGATACTATAACAGTTACACTAACTGATACAGATGACGCTGTTTTTAGTCTTTTTAAGACTAAATCTATATCAGCTAATGGAACAACCGAATTACTATCTGCACCCTTGGTGGCTGCAGAAAGCGAAGTGATAAAAGTAACCGCAGCAACCGCAAATAGACTACATGTGGTTTTATCTGCGCTCGAAATTAAGCCTAGAGAAGTTACATCATAGGCTTGATTTACTTGTAAAAAACAAGTATTATTATAAACCCAGGTGAAATTCCTGCCTTTTAAAATTAACACATAAAAAATTATGGCTATAAATTATAACGCAGGAATAAATTCAATTGACGCAGGTGCACCAGATATAAAATATACAGGTGACGAAGGACCAAAATCTCCAGATCAAATGAAACTTGAAGGCATTATGCAAATGGCTTCTGATGACGCTAACGAAAGAGTGTTAGAACAAATATTTGAACAACTTCTAGAAGAAGGTTTTTCTCCAGAAGAAGCTGCTATCAAAGCTAGAGAAATATTTGATCAAAGAGCCATGGCTACTGGTGGGAGAGTTGGATATGCTGGTGGACAATTAGTTAAATCAAGTGGCGATGGTAAACGTCCAGGTTATGCTGGATGGGATTGGTCAGATGCCGATATGGATATGGGAAGTGGTTATCATGGTAAATCTACACCAACTGCTCCTTCAAAAAGTACACCCGATAAAAGAGACATTGCTATGGGACATGGTTCAAAAACAAGAGGCGAAACCATAACTGATCCAGAAGTATTAAAGGAAGTAATTAAAACTGATTTAGGTGGTAGAGCCGAGAAAGATCACGCATTAGAAGATCAAAGACTAGAAAACATAGATATTATAGAAGACTTTTCAAGCCCTCCATATCCACCTGTTACAGGTCCATGGTGGGCTCAAGGTCTTCAAGGTCTTTCAAATTGGACAACTGAAAGAAATAGAAAATGGTTTGCTGACAATGTTTTAAGAGCAGGAAAATTAGGTTATGGTTATGGAAATATAACTGACGAAAATTTTGATTTAGAAGAAGCTTATCAAAAATACATGGCAGATAGACTGGCTGGTAAAATAGATGCAATGGGCAACCCTATTCTTGGATATGGAAGAGATGACGACCGAGCTAGTATGACAGAAGCAGGAACTGATCCAACACCAGATCCAGGAGATCCAGGAGATCCAGGAGATCCAACAATTCCTACTGATCCAGTTAATTTAGCTAATCTAACTCAAGATTATACAGACCCATCTTTTGCTAATCCGTGGTTCTACGGTAAAGGAACAATAACATTAGCAGATGGCGGTAGAGCAGGATACGCTGGCGGTGGAATAGCAGATTTAAGACAAGGATATTTCTTAGGTAAACTTGTTAAAAAAATTACAAAAGGAGCTAAGAAAGCTTTAAAAAATCCAATAATTAGAACAGCACTGTTAGCTGGAATTGGAGCCTATGGATTAAAAGGCATGGGTGGTGGAGGCTGGAATCCTTTTTCAGGATGGGGTATGGACGCTTTAAAAAAAGGAGCAACTAAAACATTTTTAAAAGATGCAGCAGGAGGATGGGGACCAGGAAATTGGAATCCATGGACAACAACTGTGCTACCAGCAGTTGCAGGTGGTTTGTACACAGCTATGTCCGGAGATAAAGATGATGAACCTGAATGGTTAAAAGAATGGAAAAGAAAATATCAAGCAGGATTGACAGAATTTGCACCTATAGGACAACCAGAAACTTGGGAATCAATTAGATTCGCTGATGGCGGAAGAATTGGGTATGCTGGTGGTGGAGATAGATACGAAGCAAAAATACAAGAATTAATGGCTAAAGGTTTAAGTAGAGAATTAGCTGAAGCGTTAGTTATATCAGAATTATCTCCAGAAGCTTATAATATTATACCAGAAGACAAAGCTCAAGGCGGAAGAATTGGGTATGCTGGTGGTGGAAATAACGATGAAGAAGGTCATAGATCAGCTGCATTGTCAGCTATGTATGGAATGAGAAGAAGGGCTAACGAAGGTGGTATAATGATGGCTTCAGCACCTGATCCTATGGATGCACTTAATGATATGTCAATGAATATTTTTAAAAAACCATTAAATGAATTAACAGAAGAAGAATACGAAATGCTTATGGAAATAAATATGGATTTAGTTGATAAATCAATGGCTAGACCAAGAATGATGGCTCAAGAAGGTGGGCTCATGGACCTTGGTGGTATGGAAAAAGATTATAGAAACGAAGGTGGCTTCGTACCAATAGGTGGACAAGAGCGAGCCGATGATGTTCCTGCAAGACTAAGTAAAAATGAATTTGTATTTACAGCTGATGCTGTAAGAAATGCTGGAGGTGGAGACATTGACAAAGGCGCAGAGATTATGGAAAATTTAATGGAAAATTTAGAAAAAGGTGGTAAAGTATCTGAAGAATCTCAAGGATTAGAAGGAGCAAGAGATATGTTTGCTACTGCACAAAGATTAGAAGGAGTAATGTAATGGCTGTAACCGAGCAACGAGCACTGTATAACCCACAGATAGAAGCATTAGCTGAAAAGTACGCTTCGGCTATGGGTGCAAGAGCCGCAACACCATTTACGGCTGCAGATATTACAGCAATGGCTCCAAAGGTTGCGCCGCAAACAGCGTTGCAACAACAAGCAACTACATTAACAGGGCAAGGATTAGGTGCTTATCAACCTTATGTAGGTAGAGCAGACACAGGATTAGCTGCTGCAGGAGCAGATTTAGCAGGAGCACAAACAGGTTTAGGTGCTATTGGAGCAACTTATGCAGCTCCAGCAGTACAAGGAATACAAGGAGCACAACAAACACTAGGAACAGCTGGAACAGATTTAACAGGAGCACAGACTGCAATGGCTGGAGTTTCTCCATACATTACAGGAGCTGCAGGGCTAACAGGCACTGGAGCAGGAACAGGGGCAGGATCAATTGCTTCTTATATGTCTCCATACCAACAACAAGTTATAGATACAACATTAGCAGAATTTGATAGACAAAGAGCAGCACAACAACAATCTATATCTGATGCCGCAGTTGCAATGGGTGGTTTTGGTGGTGGTAGAGAAGGTGTTATGCAAGCAGAATACACAGCTCAATCAGGAAGAGACAGAGCTGCATTAGAAGCACAATTAAGACAACAAGGATTTAGTCAAGCACAAGCAGCAAGACAAGCTGACATGTCAGCAAGATTAGGAATTGGTCAAGCACAAGCTGGATATGCACAAGGTTTAGCAGGTATGGCTGGACAAAGAGCAGGACTAGCTGGTCAGCAAGGAGCTTTAGCACAAGGATACTTAGCACCAGGACAAATGATGGCAGGCATTGCAGGTCAACAAGCAGGAATGGCTGGTCAAAGAGCAGCACTTGCACAACAAGAATTAGGTGCAGCAGGAGCACTACAAGGTTTACAAGGAACAGATATTGCAAGAGCGGGTCAAGTGGGCGCAGCTGATCAAGCTTATGCACAAGCTGTAGTAGATGCACAAAGAGAAAAAGCAAGAATGGGATTATACGAACCATACGAAAGACTTGGTTTCTTAGGATCTGGTTTATCTGGATTAATGCAGGGTATGGGACCACAATATCAATTTGCTACTCAACCAAACCCTAGTCCACTAGCGACAGCTCTTGGAATAGGATCTACTCTTGGTGGTATCTATGGTAATGTAATGGGGCCATATAGAACACAAACGAATTAATTATGAATAGAACTTTAAGAAGACCAATGTTTAGAATGGGTGGTACTGCTGAAGGAATTACTTCAGGTTTAGATACACCTAAGAGAGGTTTAGTAGATGGACCAGGTGGCTACGCAGGAAAAACTCTTGAACAGATGGGTGTTCCTAAAACTTTTATAACTGCTCACTCGCATTTACCAGACAGAGATATTCAAAGAGCATGGCAAACAAAACAAAGAGAACTTGATGAATATTTTGCAAACGAAAAAAATATTGACACAACAAATAAAGCGAACACTTCAGATTTTTCAGGTATGAAAGTTAGTGATTTAGGAAACATGAGCCTTGGACAATTACAAGAATTATCAAAGGCAATGGCTTACAAACCAAGAGGAACAAACGTTTATGATTTCATGACTGAATTTGGATTAGATCTATTATCAAGACCAAAATCAGGAAACATATTCCAACAAGTTGCAACGTCAGCTAAAGGACCTTATGAAAAATACATGGAGCGTAAACAATCGGCAGCGGAACAAAAGTATGGAAGTGAGTCTGATATGTTTAAGACAATGATGGGTGGAGCTTTTGATGTAATGGCAGCTAAAGAAGAAGCAGGGGAATCTGCTAAAACTTTTGATAAAGAAAACACTGCTAAAATGATTGGCGAATGGATAAGAAATATAGATAAGAATAAAAAATTATTAGAAAATACAGATTTAAGTCAAGATAAAAGAGACGAAATAGAACTTCAAATTCAAATAGATAAAACAAACTTAAAAAACCTTAAGAAGAAAAACATTTATGCAGAAGCTATCTTAAAATCTGATAAATTTGTTAAAGGATTTGTATCTACTATTATAGAAAGATTAAAGAAAGAAAAAAAACCAGATGGTTCTCTTAAGTATCCTGATCCAGATAACAATGATAAATTAATGAAAGATGCTTACGATGAATTTGTAAGATACTTTGAAGAAGAATATGCAACAGGTGGCAGGGTCGGTTATCAAATGGGAGGTGACGTGATGCCTGGGCAACCAATGCAAGCAGCAATGCCCACGGACCAAGAATCTGAAGCCCCTGAAGAAATACAAAACATAGACTTTAATACATTAAGAGCAAGACTCCCTTCAAGTATTACAGATGATATTGTAAGACTTATTGCAAACAGTCCTGAAGCTATGGAAGATTTTGCAACAATACAGACACAACAGGATATTAATAGTTTTAATGAAAAATATGGCGTTGAACTAGTATTACCAACGGAGGCGTAATGGCCAGGCAAAAAAATATCCATACTCCTTACGTTATTGAAAAGGATAAGAAAAAGAATCAAAAAAAAGATTTAAACAATTTTCAAATTGCTTTTCTAAAAGCGATTGAAAATCTGGAAGAGCCCCCTAAACCTACTAAATGGATTAAACCTATTAAAGAGGTTTTTAAACCTATTGAAGAACAAAAAGATCTCAGTGCAGCTAGATTAGCTTTTACGTTAAACCCTATGTTAAGGATTAAAATTAACAATTCTTTGTCAAAAAAAGAAGGTAAATACACTGACATTGTAGAAATGTTAAAAAGTAAAGATGAGAAAGATTATATCTCAGGGCTAGATGAAATTAGAACTGGTGTAGAAAGTGGTGCTCATAATGTTGGAGCATCTGTTGGTAGCTTATTATTTGCAGGGACTGATCTTGTAGCAAACACAGAATTTTTATCTAAGTTTGAAGAGTTAATGAAGAAAAGTAAGCCCGAGCAACCTGAAACATGGAGAGGTGAATTAATTTCTTTAATGACTTCATTTGGTGTACCTGGATCATTGGTTACAAAAGTAATGGGAAGAGCAGGAAAGGTTGAAAAAATTTCTAAAATTGTTAATAAATTTAATAATCATAAAGCAAGTAAAATTGCTATGCGTGCTTTAAACTGGACAGCCGTTGGTGGAGCTACGGACTTTTTAGTAAATTATGAAGGAAGACCTGTATTATATGTTAAACCTGAAGACACTAGTCAATTAAAAGGAAAGAAAAAAGCAGCAGCTGAATTTAGAAACAGAGTTAAATTTGGTTTTGAGGGAGCAGTTGTTGGAGGTTTATTTCCTTTAGTAGGTAAAGGAGCACAGCTTGGATACAAGTATGGACTAAGACCTGTTGGCGAACCTGTTCTTGGTCTTGGTGCAAAGGCTGTAAATAATTTAACGTTTAGACCTATAAGTTATCTTTTATCAAAAGATAAAACTGTATTACCCGCTGTTGCTAAAGGAATAATAGGCACAGGGAAATTCACAGCAATGAAAATGTTAGCTCCAATGTACGCTAACAGATTTAATTTTGGTAAAGGTTATTTTCAACTTCCTCCTTTTGAACAATGGAGGTTAGGTGATGTTAATAAAAGAGGTGTAGCTCAACAAAGATTAAAAAGATTGGATAATTTTTTATCAATGTTCAGGGCTTATGGCAAAGCACCAAAGGATATAGAAAATGTAACAGAAATGGTTTCTCAATTTATTAAATCTAAAGCTAGAAAAATAAATAAAATATATGAAGGGCTTGAAGCTAATGCATACAAGTTAGCTAAACGATTTGAAAAAAGATATAACAGAAATGATACTTCTCCTGTTGGAGAAAAATACTTCTTGGATGAGGTAGAAATGTTTCTTAGAGGACAAAGAAAAATAAGTGATCTTCCTAAAGAAATGCAAGGACTATCCTTAGATTTAGAAAAAAATATAAAAGCTATTATGGGTGAGTTTAGAAAAGCTTTACCTAAAGGAAAAGATGCAGATGATGTTATAAAAGATATATATAATACTATTACAAAAGATTTTAGAAAATATATGCTTAAGTCTTTTGCAACTTTTACTAAACCAAATTATACACCTTCAAAAGAAGTAGTAGATAAGGCAGTTGATTGGGTATCTAAAAATGTAATTAGAAAAAATAAAACTGATAAAATAACTGCTTTAAAATTGTATGGTGGCAAAGGAGAAGTCAATGCATATAATGAATATGCAAAAGATATAGTTAATAAAATTTTAGTAGAAGGTAGAGGAGAAGGTAAAAATCCATTAGATGTTTTAAAACATATTGGTACAAAACTTTTAAAAAATGAAAAATATAAATTTTTAAAAACAGGAGAAGAACTTCCTGATGCTATTAAGAATTTATTAGGTAAAGAAGATAGTTTAAAAGCATCAATTATGTTTGCAACTACTAATTCAGTAGCCACTTTAGCACAGAAACGGGCTGCAGATTTTATTGCACAATCAGGTTTAAAAAATAAATGGTTATTCAAAACTAAAGAGT